ATAAGGCTCTGCAGGGGAAATGTATAACCGTTCCCCATAGTGGAAAAGCATTCGAGCTCATACACGACAGTACTACCGTCGGGTTTGATATAGTCTGCTTTCGGCGATCGAAGATCTGATAGCCGAGCCCACCAACCATATGGAAACAACAACTCCACGGCCCCTTTACAGATTAGGCCGGAAGAGTTGACTAGGTCCAGGGTTGCTAAATCCCCGGTTAACGAACCACGGCGAGCAGCTTGTTTATTGCTGTCTTGGTTCCGTAGATCGACACCCACGCTTTTCAACTTTTGAAACATAAATTCGCCGTACCCTCGCTGGATTACTCCGTTGATCGGGGGTTCAGTGTTCACGCCTCTATAAGTCTTAGCGTTCTTGAGGGCAAACGCAAGCTGGGAGTTCATAATTGCAACTTCCACTTGTGTGTACAGCCAGCCTTCATCGTCGATAGCCACCTTAGTTGTGTGGATACCTGACCAATGTGGGACTTCCCGGAAAAAACTGGGAAGTAGACCGACCGCGTTTGCGCTACATGCAAGGGCTGCTCCAAGCTTTACGCGAGGGCAGGCCATTCTTTTTGGTACAGAGCCATTGGCTCCAGGGCCGAAAGTGTACTTAAGCTCACTGAGCTTCGGCACATCTCCGAGCAGTTCTGCAATTTTACGAGTAGCCGCATGGATCACGCGGTTAACGTCCGGCTTGAAAAAAGCCTTACCGGAAGCATGTTCTGCGAGTCGTTTGTTTGTCTCACGACAAGCACTCTCGCCCTGCTCGAATTTAACAACTGCAGCCCGCTCCTTGTCGATACCTATGTCCAACCATTCAAGCTTTTGAAAGAATCCTAAGGCTTGTCTGAGATGGATGAGGTTTCCGACATCGGAATCGGGCTGGTTATTGTCGAACTCGAAGTGAACAAGCCCAGACCAATCGCGGCGATCAATAAGACCGCGGATGATCTCGCCGGAAGATCCGGCGTCGAGGCAATGTTCACGAGCAACCGTTGCAAGGAAGTTAATGCTTTCTTCATCAGAGAACTCCTGATCCCATGTTGTAACTAACATATAATACTCCTTTAATTAGGGAAGTTGGGACAGTTAAAGCCCTGCCGGCGGCAGTTAAGTCGGTGCTACAAGAAGATCGTAACCTTCCTGGACCGGGCCCGCGCTCGAAGGTGTGTTCGTCGTTGTGACGTTGCCCATGATGTTCTGGTGCAACCAACGGCAAAGTTTCCTTCCGGTCGCCGTACTCCGTTCGCTCGCGTAGAAGACACTTTCTTCTGTGTCAATGTACGCAACACGAGGCGGAGCCGTGTAACCAGCTGCGTTTTGAGCTCCGATGGCTTCCATTACGGGAACCTCGGTTCTGAATGCAACACGCACCACGCCGGATCCAAGCTTTTTACGCTTCATGGTGAAGCGAACTTGGGCGGCTTCAGGCACACCTGCGAGTTTTTCAACCCACAATGCGGTGACCTCATCCTTCTCGCGGGTTACGCTGTCGGGAACGAGGGTGTGACTGACGGGGGTTGCTGCGCCATCAAAGGCGACGATGTTAGCTATGCTAGACATCTTTTTCTCCAATACAAAGTGAATCCTTTTGATGGATTCATTAAGGGAACTCCTTATACCACAGGAGAATGAACCTACTTATTTACTAAAAAGTACAGAAGCCGCTAAGGCAATCGCATTTACCATGCGAAGGCCTGGCCCTGTGAACGGTACCTGGAACTTCGGGAAAGAAACACTCCCAGCCAAGGACGAGCTCACAGAGCGGTTCATACTAACATACCGCAAGTACCCCTTTGTTGCTAACCTAGTGATGAACCAGGTCGGGGGCGGGTCATAGTCAGGGACGTAGCTTGACGATTTAGTGTCAGCGTGATTACACAAGTAGTTGGTGTAATCCGTTACCACGAACGTTCCTTTCATGGTCGAAGCCGCATGTCTTGCGGTTAACCAATCACCGATGGGAAGGACCCAATCAAGCACGAAAGAAAACGGGAGCAACTCCCAAGCAACAATAGCAGGG